CCAACAATCACACTTGCAGGTGACTTGAGTGGTAGTGCTACACTTACCAATCTTGGTAGTGCTACTCTTACTGCAACTATTGTTGCTAATTCAGTTGCTCTTGGCACAGATACAACTGGTAACTATGTTGCAACAGGTGCAGTGAGTGGTGTTGGTCTAAGTGGTAGTTCAAGTAGTGAAGGTGGAACATTTACTGTTACATCAAATGCTACTAGTGCTAACACTGCTAGTACCATAGTTGCACGTGATGGCAGTGGTAACTTTAGTGCCGGCACAATCACAGCAACATCAACATCAGCACAGTATGCTGACTTAGCAGAAAAATACACAACTGATCAAGAATATCCAATTGGTACAGTTATGAAAGTAAGTACACATGACAATTATGAAACTGATGCAGCTATGTTAAACAGTATTGCAATAGGTGTTATATCTGCAGAACCAGCATACTTAATGAACAGCGACAGTGAAGGGCAAGCAATTGGACTTAAAGGTCGTGTTCCGGTTAGGGTAGTTGGTGCAGTTAAAAAAGGTGAGGCAGTTTATTGCAGCGACAATGGTACTGCAAGTGCGGAATTTACTGGTTGTTGTTTAGTTGGTATTGCACTCGAATCGAATATAAACACCGCAGAAAAATTAGTTGAATGCGTGTTAAAAATATGAAGGTAATAATAAAAAATGTCTGAAAGATATCGCACAGATTACGATGGAGAATTTGTTATTATCAACAACACGATCAAAGATGGTAAAAAACATCAGGAGCGTGAATGGATTGATAATCCAATTGATAACCAACATATTTCTGGAAGAGCTGCAATTATCGGCCACGGTGAAAGTCGTTTTTATACAAGTGCAGGCGGAAAATTTGATCTAAAAAATCACATACAGAGGCATAGCGGTGGCCACTTATCACGTAAACGTTTGCAGAGTTATGGTTGTCAGGACTCTTGGCGAGAGATACAGTGTGATTTTTATGTTGACTTTGATATTCCGGTATTAGATGAATTAGTTAAGGAAAAATACACTGAAAAAACCAGTGTGTACAGTAACGCACGAAATTGTATCACAACCCCTGGAGAATTTTATCTTGTTCCTTACGGGTATAGGGGACGATCAGTTGCGGTTGCAATCTGGTTAGCATGCTTTGATGGACATAAAGAAATATTTCTAATCGGTGTTGATGGCACAAATCCTAAATTTGAAAAAGATGAAACTTCGATATCACAAATAAACAATGTTATGCTAACATACCCGGCGGTAAAGTTTGTGCACGTAAGCGACAACATTCCTACTCCGGACGTGTGGCGTAATAATAGAAATGTGGAAAGATGGGATTATGCTAAGTTTATCTCACTTTGTGATATATAAAATTTCTTTACAGTATTAATTTTTTCTAATACTTCTTCAAATTTGATAGTAGTCCATAATCCAGGATGCAATGGCCTTGGTCTAACTCCTGAATCGATCCACGAATACCCGTGATGCTCGTTGTTAAGTACAGGAACAAATTCTTCATTGATTAAGCAAAAGAATGTATGGTAACTAAAATTCTCGTCAGCACTTGTGAACTGTTCGATTGGTACAAGTTTAACTATCTCCGGCCACATACCAATTTCTTCACGACATTCTCGGTGAATAGCATTACTTAAACTTTCACCAGCTTCAACTTTACCGCCAGGCAACCCCCAGCATCCTGGATTTTTAGGATCGTTGCGCAGTAAATAAAGATATCGATTGGTCTGTATACTGTAAAACCAAACACCAACTGCGTTGATCAAAGTACTAAGCTCCATTCACCTTCTGGGTATAATCCTTCGTAACTTTTAAGCCATTCGCTGTTGGCCCACCGATATTGTATACCAGTGGTTATATTTGTTGTGTATTGCACTCCGCTTTTGTTTGAACTATCAAACACAACATTCCAGTGTGTGCCATCGTACTCGACAATATCATTTGCAACAGCAACTAGTGGAGAACCGTCAGTTCCTCTCCAGGCTTGAGCGTTGCCTTCAGAACTACCAGTTGCGTTGTTAATAAACAAATATCTTTGTCCAATGGCAGCGGCAGCAAGACCTGCACCTGGGCCATTTCTTTGAGGATCGACTATAGATGAAACTGCGTCTAATGTGTTCTGCGGAATAGTGTCAGTGTCCACAGTAAACAACAAAAATCTATCGTCAGATGGATGATATGCTACTGTGCCAACAATAATAGTATCGTCGTGTGGGTTATCGATGCGGACTTGACTGATACCGTTGCGTAAAGAACCGTACAAGTCGACTACAGTGTGCCACATAAGATTACTCGGTGGGGCAGGCGGAACTTCTGTTCCGTCATTATTAGTTACTACCGCTTGGTGTTCTAGCACTTGTAACTGGTTTCCTAACAACAACACTTGATAATTGTAAGGAGTAAACTTTTGTCTTGTTCCTAATAGCAAATCGTTGTTATGTATTGCTTCTGCATAATCGCCATTTGCATCAAGTACACTAGCAATAATTTTTTGAACAACACCAAGTTTTTTAACTTTAGCTGGTGGACTAATCCAAATAGGCATCTTAAATCTAAGAGTCGCTATATCAATTGGATTTTCTGTACCTTGTGGGACTGATCGAGAGCTCCACGAAACCTGTTCAAGGTACATTACACTAAGACTTGTCCAGTCAATAAAATTATCTGTGCTTTGAATTTCTAAACTTGGATTAAACAATGTTAGTATTTGTTCTAGCAACTGCAATTTTTGATTGGTATTAGATGTCCATATATCTACATTAATTTCAAGATCGTATGGCACAGGCATGAGTTTTTCAACAGTAAACGCTGTGCCTTGTGTTGTTTCGTATGATTCAGTTTCTGTGTCCCAATAGCGTTGCCTTACGTTTTGCTTTTCAACAAAATAAGGTTCTTGCATGCGGTCACGAGCATAGTTTAAATTAGTAACATGGAATGTAATTAAAGGGGTGCTTGGTAAAGAATTGGCACTGTTTTGCTGCATAATAGTTGCTGCATTTCGACTTGCATCGCCATAGCGCACAGGTACTCGATACAAGCTGGCTGCATTTGTTGACTCGTCACGGCCGTATTCAACTTGGAAGTTACTGAAAACTCTCGTAACTTGAAGTAAAAATCTTCGTATTTGCTCGTCATAAAAAAACTGTTGCATTAATTATCAGCCTGTGGTTTTAGTAAGTGGTTAAGACCCTGGCGCTCTGGTATTTCTCCGCGGTCCAATGTTTGTGTTTCGTTTGTGTTGTTAACAAAACTACTGCGAAGTGTCTGATTTGAAGCACCTGGTGTAAGATCAGTTCTTACATTGTCTTCGTACTTAACCCAGCGTGTACCGTTGTAGCGAAAAAGTCTATTAGGGAAGTAATCAAGTCTCAAAGCAAAGTCTCCTTCTTGTGGCCCAGGAGGAAAGCTGATACCGGGTGTAACTGGTAATCCATTTGGTGCAATACCGTCACCGGTTAGATATCCTAGTGTGTATCCATTGGCTCTCGGGGACTGGGGTTGCCCGTCAACATCAACATCTGTTGTGTCAACTGTGATACCTGTGTCGTCAACTGTATAACTGTCAGGGTCAGCAGGTGTACCATCTTCGTTTGTAGGTACAATATAAAACTCTACAGTGTCGTATCCACTTAGTGGAACTTCGTACTCTGCTTGTGTAAGAATAGCATTGTTGATTTCGAGATCTTTAGTAACTGTACCAAATGTTGCTAGTTCACTCTTAGGCTCAATCTCTTTCCAATGCACAGTATTGGTAATTTCGGTACCAACTGGTGTGTCAATCTTTGCTTGATAATACTGATTGCCAAACAACACAATACTACCACTTGGGTAATAATTTCCATTGTCCCAAATATTGTCAACTTCAAATGGCTTTTTGAGAATATCGTTGTATTCTTGTGCGCCAACTAGGGGAGTTGCTTTAACACGCCACAAGTGAGGTAGCCAAGTTTGACTAAACCCTTCACTGGCAAACGAAGCATCTTGTATTACATAATACTTGGGTATTGCTTTAGCAATGCCACTGTCAAGAGGATGAAAATCCTTAAGGTTAGGCAGCTCAAGAACATCACCGTTCATTAGTTTGCGTCCCAGTGTGTCGATCATAAAGTTATAATGGAATGTGATAAACAGAGTATCGTTGTTTAAGAACAATCCAAACTGACTCAAGTCAAAATCAACATCTTGTGAATTGTACACGCCTCGCATTTGATAAACATCATCGTCGTATTTGCGATCTCTGTTTTCAAGCAAGAACAAATCTTCGATAAACAGCGGCGATTCGGTGCTGTATGCTGGTTGTGTGGCATCTTGGGTACCGCCGCTAACACTTGAACTATCATCGCCGTGCGGTTGTGGCCCAAGGTATTTGTGGACAAACATATCAACTCCACCAACCTGATACATTTCAGATATAGTACGGTCAATAAATTTGTAATCGTTTTGGCGATTTGGTCGATATAAACTCAAGCGTGGCATACAGTATTCCTCTGCATGTATTTATCGCTTGCATGCTATTGATTAAAACGAATTGTGATGACACATCCAAAGTGTGAGACCACCATTGTCAGTATAATATACCACAAATCCTTGATCGTATCCACGAAAAGATAACTGCGATTACTATGTCATACGTTCTAATCATAGTAGCTTCCTATCATACTCAACAGGTTTCGATACTTTTCATAAGCAATCTTTGCGGCAGGATTTTTGTTGCGAATACGCAGTTCACTCTCGTGTTTCTCTACAATCGATTTGGCGTGTCCAGAATACTGATTAATATCTCTCAGAGACAATTGTTCTGCCCAGTATTTTTCCATACAAATCAACTGTTCAAAGTCACGTTCGGACATATTAATTTGAACACTGCGTTCATATTCAAAGTTGAGATCAAACGGTTCATACTTAGACAACAGTGAACCCATATTCATACGATTAGGTACAGCATAGCGTATATGCCCTTCTTGAACGTGGGCTTGATATTTTTTCTTAAAAGTTTCTAGTTCATCTGTCATTGAGTTTGGTTCCATATTTCATAGCCATTATTTAGATTCCTTTAATGTGTCAAATCTTTATTTAATTTTTCAAGTACATCACCGCACGTACTATACTCATCAGTGTATCCAGTGGACCACCTAAATCCTTTATCATCAACGCCACTACCGATAACTATTGCTTCTCTAGCATCAGCTGCTGATCCTAACATTACTATTAATAACAGACTCTTGATCATTTACTTGCCTTTGCATCTTTTTCAGCTTTGGTCGGTTTGTTATTCCATGTGTTGTTGCTGATGCCAAGTTCACTTGCCATAGCTTTGGTTTTCCCTTTGGTAACTTCGCCGCCTTTAGCAAGAAACTCGGCCTTCATACGTTCTAGTTCTTCGTCTATAGGCTTTGCATCGTGATTCATGCTCATTTATGCACACTCCTTATATTCAACAACTAGTAAAAGATCTTTTACTAATTGCTTACCATACTTAGTAAATAAAATACCTTGCTCCCAAACAAAATGC